CATAAATTTACTGCCTTCATCAAAGATTGAAAAAGCACCTTTAATCATATCTCCGGCTTTACCCGCGAGTTCCATCACTGCAGTAAATGGTTTCGTGATTGCACCGATGATTCTTGACATAACACTAGGACCTTCGGTTGCTTGGAATATTCCTTTGAATGGTTTTACGATATCATCGATGACACCTTCAAATGGAAACATAAACGGTTTCATAATTGTTGAGAAGAGCTTGCCGATTCTTGATTCTGGTCCAGCTTGAAACAAATTTTTGATAGGCTGAATCATATCATCGAGAATCTTAATTGAGTCTTCAATTGCAGCTGCAGTCTTTGACCTCAATAATCGAAATACATCGATAATCGGATCGATAACGCGGTTGATGATATTAGTGACATTTATAATTAGTCTACCAACTGCACCCTTAATAAGATCGAATAAAGCATCAAATTTTAAAAGATTAGCAATCTTTTTAATCGAGTCAAGAATACCACCAATAAATCCTCCGGCAAACGCGGCTAATCCTGCAAGCAATAATCCTAGATTACCGGTACCGGCTTTTGTATCTCCTGCTGGTGCAGGAGCCGGTGGAGGCGGAGCGGTGTCTTTCTTTTCACGCATCATCTCGAGCAGGTCGAGCCTTTGCATCATAAGAGCATTAGTTAGATCTCCTAACATATTATTCATATTCAGAACAGATGAATTAAGCGAAGTCAACTGTGCAGTATTCTTTTGCCCATTACTCTTTAACTGTTCTACTACGATTTCTAAACTTGCCATTAGTGTTGCCTTTGTTCTTGACGTACTCTTTCTTCTTTTAAGTGGTTAATCAATAAAGAGATATAGATCTCTCTTTCCCATGGAATCATTTCCTCTATCTCAGTCAGTCCCCAATGCCAGTGGGTCATTAAATTGAAGTTTGTTTGGTAATAAGCTTCAAGACTCTCGTGAGATAGAGCTACGATAAAAAATTTGCCACTCCTTCAATTGTTACATCGTTATCATGTTCACAGCTTTTGCATTTAAATTTAACATTATGTGAAAGCTTAGGAATCTTTTCAACAAATTCTCTAATCTTTTGAAACTGAGCTGTACTCATCGAATCGATAAACTCTTGTATTTCTTCTTTTGACGTTTCCTTTAGTACAATTCTTTCGTCTTCGGTATTGACTGCTTTTAAACAACTTCGAATCAATGAAAATGCTTGTTCTGCGTTTGGTTCATCACCGCTGTGTGTACCAGCATCGATGATATCATAGAATGTTGGCCAATCGAGGTCAAGCGAAATTGTGTCGGTCAATTCAACGTTCTTTTTCACCTTTGGAATATCAATTGCAATCTTATCGAGATTGATTGAGATCTCATTTGCAACCGAACACTCACTACACTTTAATCCTACTTGAGCAGATTCACCTACACTTTTTGATCTCAATTGCAAAAACATATATTCAATATCAAAAGATGTTAGGTTATTGACCGATATATCGCCTTCAATGCATGCTTTAATTGTTTCAACCAAAGTTCTTAAAACATTTTGTTGATCTCCACTCTCTGCCGCAATCATCAAAGATTTTTCTTCTTTTACTAAAAACGGTCGATACATTACTTTTTTCTGAGACGATGGAATCGTCAGTTCATATTTGGGAGCATTATTTAGTTTAGGTAATGCCATAATTTAATTCACTCCTATAATTGGATACTAATTTGTGTTTGTCCAGATGGTACTTTTTTCCAGTTTGTGTAAGACATCTGAACAGTCATTTCAATAAGTCCGTCTTGATCATTGTTAAAATCAATTTGTCCTATTGTTGTTGGGAAAGCGTTAATTAATTCTACAGAATATACTGGTGTTGTTATATTTAAATTTCCACCGAATGGTAATCCAATGCCGGCCGAGAAACCGGCAGAAATTGGACCTACCGCGATTGATGCCGAACCAAAAATAGATGGAATGCTATTTGCAAGTTGGTGGATTATAACTCTTTTTTCGTATTGATTTTTATAAGCAACTGTGTGGCTATCTTCACCAAGAATCACTGACCTCCAAGCATCAAAGTATTCTCTCGCAGAATAATCATTTGTCATTAAAAATGATAAAGATATATCATCAACAGCATAACCGTATGCAACTTTTTCAAATTCCATACCTATTCTACGATCATGAGTTAATATTTGTTTACTCGGAAGAGTAGCATTACGGCATAAAATATTCATGTCTCTCGATGAAATGCCAGCTATTGATGGTAATTCAACAAGAAAGTTATTCGGTCGTGCTAATCCACCTCTTTGTACAATTGTGCTTTTAAGCTTATCTAGTGATGCTGTCATCTTGCTCTCAATTTCTTCCTAGAATCTCTGTAAACTGTATTTGCACTTGCTTTGTTCCAATCTGCAGACGGAAGAAATGTTGCGATTTCCCATTCTGGTTTATCGACTTCGGCAAATCTACTTCTTACGTGTTTAAACAAATAACGTTTCATAGCCGGTGCAACAAATCTTTGAGGAATCTTACCACCCGTTCCTAAAACAGAATCCAATACTCGAGCTCGTACAGCTGGCGGAAGATAGTGCAAATTAAGTCCATAAAATCCACCTGCAGCTGGGCCCATCATGATGATAAGAGGAAAGCCATCGTAATATGGAAGTTCTTTTTTATATTTTGGATCATAAAAGAACATGTACATACCGCCGACTGGGCCTTTAGTTTGAGGCCTTCTTTTCAGCGTTAAAAGATCATCTTCTAAAATGTCTTTCCGATTTGATACAACTCTTCCACGGAACATATCACGTGCTTTTTTCCGGAACCAGTCAATAGATTGCTGAGTCCGTGGAGTAATACCTGCACGAAATGCTTCAATTTCGAGTTGTCTAAATAAACTTTCACCTGCCATAGGTCTATTTATAATTATTTTTTAGCTTTTCTACGATAGGGTTTTAGTGGTTTTAGCTTTCCGGGCACTTTCTTCATTGGTTTAGTCATAATTCCCATTGAATAAAGCGTTTCTTCGGTCCAGATTTGGAACTCCCATTTACGATCTTTACAGTATGAAGATGCAGCTTCCCACTTATTCATATTTTTTACATATGTTAATGCTTCGTTAATATATCTTTTAGTTCTTTTTTGTCCTGTCGGAGGCGTTGTTTCTTTATTTGGTTTGATCTCTACAAGGAGAATTCTGTCTTCGAAGATTATTTTAAGGTCTGGATAGTATCGGTGATAACGTTTATCAGCCTCGTAAAAATACGGTATTACAATTTCTTCGGAAGACCATCCTTTGACCTTTGGATTCATGTCACACCACTTAAACACATCTCTCTCCCATAGCGATCGATAGATGACATTAGTATGATCACCTTTGTATTTCTTGGAATTGAGTACCTGATATCTTCCTGAATATGCCATAATTTGATTATAAATAGTTTAAATTATCTTTATTATCTATAGGAAAAAAAATGGCTGGTCCAGATAAAAGTTCATCATATGGTCCGTACAAATATCCGATCGATGTTGGTCAACAGCACAGTTCAAAAATATCTTTTCAGGCTATTCGGATTATTCCACCAGAAGTTACGGTTAGATTTAACACAAGCAACACTTCAGATGAAGGTGGAATTGCTCAAAGATTGCCAACGGCGACTGCTGGCGCAAGAAAAATGAAAACAGACGAAGTTACAGGCGAAAAGTGCGATCTGTATTTGCCTGTTGCATTTCAAGTCAATGACGGATTTGATTATCAATCTGCATCACTCGGTGCTTTAGGTGCTGGCGTGATGGCAGGATTAAATCAAGGGCAAGATATTGTTTCATCCGCATTGCAAGGAATTAAAGAAGGCGCTCAATCTGTTTTTGATCTTTTTGGTACTGGAACAGTAAGTCGAGTCGCAGCGGTTCGTGGTTCACAAGCTATGCCAATGATTCCAGATGCAGTAAGAAATGCAATCGGAATCGCAGCTCGAGTTTCAATGAATCCAAATATTCGTACAATGTTTAATGGTGTAGCTGTTCGTGAATTTAACTTTGTTTTTAAATTCATTCCAAGATCATACGAAGAGTCAGTAATGGTAAAGAATATTATTAAATTCTTTCGATTCCATGCGTATCCAGTCGAAATACCATACGGAAAATCGATATCATTAGCATATGATTATCCAAACATGTTTAAAATTCGCTTATTAAGTAAAAGCGGAGACGAATTCTTTAAGAATATTGGTACTCCAATTAAGTTGAGCTATTTAAAAACAGTATCGACTACTTACAATCCTACTAGTTCGGTATTACATACTGACGGATCTCCTACCGAAGTTGATTTAACTTTAACGTTTACTGAATACAAGCCGTTGAGCAGATACGATGTCGTAAACGAAGATAACGATACATTCTATCATTACGAGAATGCACCGTCAGAAGGTACACAAAGGACACAAAATAGGTCAGCCGGTACTTCACCAGAAGAGGTATCACTACCATGACGTATTTTAGAAATTTTCCGAGAATCAACTACACTTTTGGAGATGAATCTACTACCGAAGTGATCGAAAATATATCGCTATATTCTGATGTTATAGATCAAGTTAGAGATGTAACATCGATGTACGAAGATTACTATATTTTGCCAAATGAGAGGCCCGATCAGCTTTCTTATAAGTTGTATGGTACTGCAAATTATCATTGGACATTTTTCTTAATGAATACATCATTAAGAGATTCGGGTTGGCCATTATCGCAAAATAAAGTTTTTGAGAGGGCTGTAGAAATTTACGATGGAAATATTATGACTACTCGATCTACACTAACTGATCGCTGTAAAGTAGGAGAAACAATACAGGGTTTATCATCTGGAACAACCGCAAAAATTACTCACCGAGAATTAGATCTCGGCCAGCTGTGGTTTAAAGATGCTACCGGTTCATTTACAAATGGTGAAACTTGCACTTCGGTTAGTCTTGTAGATGGAATAACAAGAAGTATAGTCGTAACAAGTACTTCAATTCAGTATAACGCAGCACATCACTATGAAGATGCGAGTGGAAATTATGTCGATATTGATCCAACCGTAGGTCCGGGTGCGCAATTGACAGAAATTACTTGGGCTGAAAGATTAGTTGCTCAAAACGAAGAATTAAAATCAATTAAAGTTATCCGCGCAAATATTATTGATTCTATCGTTGATTCTTTTAGAGAGGCTGTTGCGAGTTAATGCCACGGACAAACGAAACTTCTCAAGTATCTGATTATATTTTTGAATCGATTCTGTTACAATCCGAGAGATTGAATACTGATGTAGAATTGCGTGAAATGACAACTGACTTAGATATTTTTGAGCATTTAGATAAACCATATCTAACTGCAAAAATCTTGTTACTCGATAACGAGAATCTTTTTGAAAATGCAGATCTTCTTGGAGCTGAAAAAATATCGATAAAAATTCGCTCTATGAGAAAAGACACGAAACCAATATCAAAAACATTTTATATCACACATATTGTAAGTACAGAAAAAACTGGAGACAATATACAAACAATGGCTTTACAATTAATTGAAGACATTGGTTATATTTCCAATTTGATTAATGTCAATCGATTTTATAAAGGAAAAGTCTCTAAAATTATTAAAGATATATCTGAAGAGTTTTTAGACAAAGGAATTCTATCGGCGTCTATAGCCAAACAAGACATAAACCTTATAGTTCCAAATTTGAATCCGATTGAAACTTTAAAGTGGATTACTTCTAGAGTTACATCGAAAAGAGGATATCCTTTTTATATCTATTCTTCTCTAGTAAAAGATAAGCTGTTGTTCAATGATCTTGGAACTATGTTACAAGAAACTATAATTAATCCAGATATATCATATCAAGTTTCATCGATGGCGGCTCAATCATCGGATCCGGATATAAAAAGAAGAATTATTAGATCTCATACATTTGGAAATAATATAGAAAATCTGTATAAGATTATTAGAAAAGGATTAATCGGTTCAAAGTACGAGTATATCGATACAATTAATGATAAACAGAAGTCTTTTGATTTTGACATAAAAAAAGATCTGTATGATATTTTAGCTTCGGACAGTGTGCTACAACAAAATCAAGCGAATCCTGCGTTTTCGGAAGAATATAAAATAAACAATAAGTCGTTTAATAAATTACAAAATCGAAAAATAGTACAAGTCGGTGGATCTGGTTCGTATAAACTTGAAGATGGTGAATCATACAAAAATTCTTATCGTGAAGAAAAGCTAGCTAGTGAGTATAAGCTAGAAATTATTTCTCGTGCTATGGACAACGTATTAAAGAAAAATCCATTGACAATGGTTATTGATGGAGTAGACTTCATTGATGGCGATAAACACTCAACGATAGGAAATAATTTAAGAGCTGAATTTTTATCATCAGATCCTGAACTCGGAGCTGGAGAAAGAAAAATAGATGCAAAGAAGTCTGGCGATTATTTAATATATGCAGCAAGACATATGTTTAAAAAAGAACAATATGATCTATCACTGACATGTGTGAAGATAGGTAACTATAAGAGATGATTCCTACAAGATATCAAGATTACTATGGCGACGAGACTCGTTGGTTTATCGGACGTGTTGTGGATATTAATGATCCACTTCAGCTTGGTCGATTAAGACTACGAATTATGGGCATCCATTCCGAAAATATAATTGATATTCCAGACGAAGGCTTACCATGGGCTCAGACAATCATACCGGTATCTGAAGGAGGAACAAATGGACTTGGAATCAATACTGGAATACAAGTTAATGCTCGAGTCTTTGGAGTGTTCCTTGATGGAACTAACTCACAGCTTCCACTCGTTCTCGGAAGCATGCCAAAACTCGAAGATGACTCGGCAGGTGGAAGATCAACGAGTCAACTCGCTCGCGGTACAAACACTCTTACTAAAACACCAGATAGTGTCACTGGAGAACCAGCTTCACCATATGCTGCAGTCTACCCAAACAACGCAGTTCATGCAACTCCGTCAGGACATGTAATTGAAATTGATGATACCGAAGATGCAGAACGCATACACATTTATCATAAGTCCGGTACCTTTATTGAAATGCATCCGAATGGTGATGTTGTAACTCATCATAAGAATGGATTCAGAACTGTAACTGGAAATGATAAGTTACACGTTACTGGAAATATGGAAATAACGGTTGATGGCAATTTAACAATGAACGTTACCGGAAATGTTACAGAAACAATTGGTGGAAATCAAACAGTTACAACTGGAGGGGTTATCAACCTAAATTAATATGCCGGGTATTACACGAAAAGGAACAGATAAACATATTGGACATGCTAGTCCATCTCCAAACCCATTCCACAGCACTTCGTATGCTAGTGGATCTCCGAATGTGATTGTAAATGGTGCTAGTGCAGTGAGAATTGGTGATGCTACTGGATGTGGCGATCCAGCGGTTGGTGGATCGAATAAAGTAATTGTAAACGGCAAGGGCGTGCATAGAATTGGAGATGCAACTGGTGGTCATGGTTCTTGGGTTCCAAATGCATCGGCCAGTGGGTCATCAAACGTAATAGCAGGTTAATATGGCTGAATTAGACGCAACAGGATTTACATTTACTTCGGTGCCTACAAAAGAAGAAACCGAAAGATTTGAATATGTAGCCTTTGATTACTTTGAAAATAATCCCGGAACGGTTAACAATCAGTTTATATCTTTAATTGGAGTATATTATAGTGATCGCGGAGAAATTACATGACAATTATTAAAAGATCTACTAAAGGTGCTGCTCTTACTTACGCAGAAATGGATGAAAACCTTAGAGATTTAGATGAGGATATGACACTCAACCGAGTTTTATCGAACGGTGATTCGTCAAATGAGAACGCAACGATAATGGGTAACGTGACTCTTGGAGATGTTACAGCGAATTCTCTTTCTCTTGTTAATGCTATTGCTAAGCCGGCTTATGTTGTAAGGCTGGATGGTTCTTTCCAATTCGCTCATAACACTCAAACATGGGTCACTTGGGGTAATAATCCAGGAACACAGATACTACTTGATACAGATTCCGGACATATTGATAATTTCTCTAACACCAGCCAACCGGGTAATACGTATCAGTGCAAGTCATCAGGCTGGTATCAAGTTGATTGTTCCATAGTAGTTGACGATGCTGAAGGAGATGCTGGAACATCTACAACTCTTATAGTGGGTATGTCTGAAAGAACTACTTATACTACAGCCTCACCCTACGGGATTGATACCGCTACCGCTGTTATGACAAGCGGAAGCAAGTTTGTAGACGCTTCTACGATTAGCGCATCGATACATGGATTAGCGTATTTAACAGCTAACCGTTATTATACCATTGAAATGTTCTATAAAAGTAGTAATGCTAGTGATGGGGCTTTATTATTAACAGCTGATACAATAGACGGTGCTGTATCTAATGGACTTGGCCGAGTGAGCGCTAGTTCGAATATAACGCGCTGGTCACTTCACAAAGTTTTTGATTAACATCTTAGTCAATGAATAAAGTGTTTTGAAAGTATATAAATAGATCAAAGGATTTTTAAATGGCACGTGCATTTGCAGTCGAAGACGGAAATTTAAATACTAAATCAATCATAACTTCACGAACAGTAGTGAATTCTGATATTGATTTGACGTTTGCGAAAAGAGCATCCGGTGATGTGTTTAAAAAGTCTGATGCAGCGGCAGTAAAGCAAGCTGTTAAAAATTTACTATTAACAAATTATAATGAAAAACCATTTAGACCACTTTTTGGAGGAGATTTAAATCGATTCCTCTTTGAACTAAGTGATGAATTCGATGAATTGGAGATTCAAGATAGAGTATCTGCGGCAATATCTAACTACGAACCAAGAGCAATAGTTAGAAAAGTCATAGCTAGAATCGACCCAGATAATTATAATGTTAATATTACAGTTAGATTTCAAGTAGTAAACACACTTGAAGAAGTAGAATTAAATGTATCACTCACGAGGCTGAGATAATGGCAACTATTCAATCCACAGATTTAGATTTTGATGCGATTAAATCAAGTTTAAAAACATATTTAAAGAGAAGCACAGAATTTCAAGACTATGATTTTGAAGCAAGTGGATTGTCAAATATTCTTGATGTTTTAGCATACAACACTCATATCAACGGGCTCATTGCTAATGTCGGTATTAACGAATCATTTCTTAATTCTGCGCAATTAAGAGCATCTGTGGTAGCTCACGCCGAAACATTGGGTTATCGTCCTCGTTCTAGAACTGCTTCTGTTGTTAATCTCAATTTAAGTTTAGCAACTGCAAACGCAGCTTTACCTTTAGCAACTCTTCCTAAAAATTCAACTTTTACTACTAGCATAGATGGCCAGTCATACACATTCCAAACACTTGAAGAATATACTGCTTCGAATGATGGAGCTGGAAACTTTTCATTTGTAACTTCTGCCGGCAGTACCAGTATTCCAGCTTATGAAGGTACAGTGAAAACAAAAACTTTTATAATTGGTGATACTGCAGACGATCAAGTATACGTAATACCAGATGTTACTATTGACACTTCTAC